GTTAATGGAGATTGAGCGGACGCAGCCAGGTACTTTGAAATGGTGGGCCGACATGGAAAGCTTTGCCAGCGATATTTGTTCAAAACAAAGCGCGGCAACGTTTCGCTCTGGATACGGATATAATCAGTTAATTGATGCTGCTCGTAATCAGGGAGATTTATTTAAAGGATTTTTTGATGAAGACCCAGACATGGATGCTGAGTGTGGACTTTGGTGTGGAGAAGCGCCATGACCCCAGCAAAGCTTAAACTAGCCAGAGCGTTCATGGGCTATAGCGTAAACGAGATGGCGGACGCTCTCCGCCTATCGCCTGACAATGGCGGAACAACCATTCGCAAGATGGAATCTGGCAAGGTTCGTATCACTGGGCCAATCATGGTTGCAGTCGATGCAATGCTAAAAGGCTATGATCCGTTTGATTACGACGAGGAGGAAGATGATGGAGAATATTAATTCACATCAAGTAGGTGGAGACCATTACGCATCCAAAAGCGTTCAGCCTTGGGAAGCAATGGAATCCTGGATGTCGGCAGAAGCGTTCTCCGGTTATTTGCAGGGTAATTGCATAAAGTATTTATCCCGCTATCGTGAAAAGAACGGTATTGAGGATTTGAAGAAGGCGCAGCACTATCTGTCAAAGCTTATTGAGTTAGAGAATGGTTGAGCCTGTCATCATTGGTAACGCAACGCTGTATCTGGGAGACTGCCGCGACATCCTGCCTACGCTTGGCAAGGTAGATGCTGTTGTGACCGACCCGCCTTATGGGATTGGGATGGACGGTGGTAAAGTTGGAAAGTCCAAATATGAAAAGTTAGGATGGGATAGCAAAGCCGCAGATGTTCGTTTTATCATTGAGCGCGAATGGCCCGCAATCATATGGGGTGGCAATTACTTTGCTCTTCCCGCTGCTCAAAAATGGCTAGTTTGGGATAAGCGCAACGACCAAACGACATTTGCAGACTGTGAACTGGCGTGGACTAATCTTGACGGTGCTGTGCGACAATTCCGCTGGATGTGGAGTGGGCCATATCAGCAGCAACGCGAAGAGCGCTGGCATCCAACACAAAAGCCACTGGCATTGATGAAGTGGTGCATCGGGTTTGTTCCAAAGGCTGAAGTCATATTTGACCCCTTTCTAGGTTCGGGAACAACAGGCGTTGCAGCCGTCCAGATGGGTAAGAAGTTTATTGGCATAGAGCGCGAACCAAAATATTTCGACATAGCCTGCAAGCGCATTGAAGATGCACAAAAGCAGGGAGACCTTTTCATTTCATGATTGCTGGTGTATTGAACAAATACCAGACCTTTTATGGAAGCTGAGACAAATGGCACTAACACCTAAACAAGAGCGATTCGCTCACGAAGTAGCATCAGGTAAAACACAGGCAGACGCTTACAGAGCCGCCTTTGATGTTAAGCCGACAACTAAGCCTGAAACGTGCCAAGCTAACGCATCAAAGCTAATGAGTAATACTGACGTTTCAACAAGGGTTGCTGAATTACGAGCAGCCGTTGCTGAACGTGTGGTTTGGACGATGGCAGACAGCCTTGATGTTCTCTCAACGATAGCCAAGGGCTTGGACACAGACGCAAAGCCAAGTGACAAAGTAAACGCTGTAAAAGCTATCAACGCAATGATTGGCCTTGACGCTCCATCTAAGCTAAATCTCACAGGCAATTTGGTTACACACATCCAGCGTGAAGTGATTGATGACAACGCTGAAGATTAAAACACCGCGATGGTTCAAGCCATTCCTAAAGCCTAGCCGCTACAAGGGCGCTCATGGTGGGCGTGGTTCAGGCAAGAGCCATGCCTTTGCGGAAATGGTTATCGAAGCGCACGTTATGGATCAGCGGCGCAGAACTGTTTGCGTTCGTGAGATTCAGAAGTCGCTATCGCAGTCCGTCAAGCGTTTGCTGGAGCTAAAGATCGAACAGCTTGGCGTTCAGGATTACTTTGAGATTCAAGAGACTCAGATAAAATCCCTGCATGGCGATGGTCTAATCATCTTCCAGGGGATGCAGAACCACACTGCCGACTCCATTAAGTCGCTGGAAGGTTATGACTGCGCTTGGGTAGAAGAAGCTCAGACGCTATCGCAACGCTCGCTCGATTTATTGCGTCCAACAATCCGTAAGCCAGACAGCGAACTATGGTTCACATGGAACCCGCTGAACAGCAGTGACCCGATCGATATGTTGCTGCGTGGTGAAACGCCGCCACCTGATGCTGTGGTTTCTCAGGTAAACTATCGAGACAACCCTTGGTTCCCTGATGTGCTTAAAGCGGAGATGGAATACGATCGAGAGCGCGACCCTGACAAATACAAGCACGTTTGGCTGGGAAGCTACGCATCGAACAGCGAAGCCCGTGTATTCCGCAACTGGAAGATAGAGGACTTTGAAACGCCAGAGGACACAACGCATCGCTTCGGCGCTGACTGGGGATTTGCATCTGACCCGACTGTTCTAATCCGCTGCCATGTTGTTGGCCGGACAATCTATGTCGATCACGAAGCCTATCGCGTTGGCTGTGAGATTATGGACACGCCAGACCTGTTCTTCACTGTGCCTGAGTCTGAGAAGTGGCCCATCGTTGCTGATAGCGCCAGACCTGAAACGATTAGCCATATGCGTAAACATGGCTTCCCAAAGATCATGGCTGCAGTAAAAGGGCCTAAGTCTGTAGAGGAAGGCGTCGAATGGTTGAAGTCATATGACATCGTTGTCCACCCTCGCTGCCAGCACACGATCGACGAATTAACGTGCTATAGTTATAAAACTGACCCCTTGACAGGACAAATCTTGCCAATCCTTGCGGATCGTGATAATCACCTTATAGATGCGCTACGTTATGCGTGCGAGGCCATACGTCGAGCAGTCCCTCCAAAGACTTTCGATGTGCAACCTTTGGCAACTGTGAGTAGGTGGTAAATGGCTCGACTGAATAAAGAACAAAGGTTCCAGAACATCCATCAACAGGCGATGACGGAGTTCGATCGTGTTCAATCCTCAGTCCGTGATGAGCGCCTACAGTGCCTTCAGGACAGACGCTTCTATTCAATCGCTGGCGCACAATGGGAAGGCCCATTAGGTGAGCAATACGAAAACAAACCGCGCTTCGAGGTAAACAAGATTCACCTTAGCGTCATTCGTATCATCAACGAATATCGTAATAACCGCATCGCTGTAGACTTTGTTAGCAAAGACGGAGAGGCAAATGACAAGCTTACCGAAACTTGCAACGGTCTCTATCGTGCAGACGAACGAGATAGTGGTGCCGAAGAAGCATACGATAACGCTTTTGAGGAAGCGGTAGGCGGTGGCTATGGTGCGTGGCGTTTACGCACTGCGTATGAAGATGAAGAAAACGACGAAGACGAACGCCAGCGCATCCGCATAGAGCCAATCTATGACGCTGATAGCTCTGTGTTCTTCGATCTGGATGCAAAGCGCCAGGACAAAGCCGACGCTAAGTATTGCTTCGTTCTATATTCCATGACCTATGACGCTTACAAAGCTGAATGGAATGATGACCCAACGACATGGCCTAAAGAGATTCACCAATACGAATTCGATTGGGATACGCCTGACGTTGTGTTCGTCGCTGAATACTATCGCGTTGAAGAAGTGCGTGAGACAGTCCGCATCTTCCTGACAATTCAAGGCGAAGAAGAACGCTACACGCAAGCAGACTTCGACGCAGACGAAACGCTAGAGGAAACGCTTGCTGCTATCGGCACTGTAGAGGTACGCCAGAAGCGTACTAAGCGTAAGCGCGTCCGCAAGTACATCATGAGCGGTGGCGGCATCCTTGACGATATGGGCTACATTGCTGGCAAGAACATTCCGATCGTTCCTGTCTATGGCAAGCGTTGGTTCGTTGATAACGTTGAGCGTTGCATGGGCCAAGTGCGCCTAGCGAAAGACCCGCAGCGCCTGAAGAATATGCAGCTATCGAAGCTGGGTGAGATCAGTGCGCTTTCCTCCGTCGAAAAGCCAATCCTGCTTCCAGAGCAAGTCTCTGGTCACCAAGTGATGTGGGCTGAAGACAACCTTCGCAACTATCCTTACCTCCTGGTCAATCCTATCACTGGCCCCAATGGTGAGACTCAAGCTACTGGGCCTGTTGCTTACACCAAGTCGCCACAGATTCCACCAGCGATGGCTGCGCTGTTGCAGATAACCGAATCCGACATGGCTGAGATACTGGGCAACAACCAGCAATCAGACAAGATGGTTAGCAACATCAGCGGCAAGGCTGTTGAGCTTATCCAGACGCGCCTTGATATGCAAACGTTCATCTACATGAGCAACATGGCTAAGGCTGTGCGGCGCTGTGGTGAGATATGGCTGTCAATGGCGAAAGACATCTACGTTGAAGAAAAGCGCAAGATGAAGACCGTTGGCTCTATGGAGGAAGTTGGTTCGATCGAACTGATGAAGCCACAGATCGACGAAGAAACAGGCGAAGTGATTTACGAGAACAACCTGGGCGATGCCTTGTTTGATGTTGCCGTAGACGTTGGCCCATCGTTTAGCAGCCGCCGCGATGCAACAGTGCGTGCGCTTACAGGCATGATGCAAGTTACCACCGATCCAACAACCCAACAGGTTCTGCAAGCTATGGCTATCATGAACATGGAAGGCGAAGGCATTGGCGACATCAAGGAATACTTCCGTAAGCAGCTAGTCCAGATGGGCGTTGTGAAGCCAACGGAAGAAGAACAGCAGCAGATGATGGAAGCGCAAGCAAACGTGCAGCAAGACGCACAGACCACTTACTTGCTTGCTGAAGCCGCTAAGTCACAGGCTCAAGCTATCCAAGCACAAGCTAACACTGAATATACATTGGCACGTTCGGAAGAAACGAAGGCCAAGACAGCAGAGACCATCTCAAACATCGACATTGACCAGCGCAAGTCGGCAATTGAGACTGCTGAAAAGATTGGGGAAGCATTGCGACCCAGTACGAATGTGGTTCCACCCTCCACACAATTAGGGTGAGTTAATGGGGTTAAAACATGAAAACGGCAGAATTGGATAATAACGACAATATCGAAACAATCGACATCGACACAGACTTTGACGAGCAATCGGATGATGAGACCAATGCCATCGACGATGATCAAGAAGACGAAGATGACGAAGATGAAGTCGTAATATCTATCGGAGAGGAATCGCCACCTCAAGATGAAGAAGTTCGTGCGCCTGCTTGGGTGCGTGAATTGCGTAAATCAAATCGGGAAAAAGAGCGGAAGATACGCGAACTGGAAGCAAAGCTAAATACCACAGCAACTGAGACCAAACCAGTTGCACTAGTATCTAAGCCAACGCTTGAAAGTTGCGACTATGATTCCGACGAGTACGAACAAAAGCTAGCTGAATGGTATGAGCATAAACGCGAATACGATGCAGCCGAAGCCAATGTTGCAGCGCAGCGAGATGCTGAGTCTAAAGCATGGCAGGATAAGCTTGATTCCTATGCGAAGGCGAGAGCCTCGTTAAAGGTGCGGGACTATGACGAAGCTGAAGCTACGGCTTTGGATACGTTTGACGTAACGCAACAAGGGATAGTTCTACAAGGCTCTGACAACCCTGCTTTGCTTATCTACGCAATTGGCAAAAGCGCCAAGCGTGCAAAGGAACTTGCAGCAATCACCGACCCCGTGAAGTTTGCCTTTGCGGTAGCAAAACTGGAGACTCAGTTGAAAGTAACTAACCGTAGGGCAGCAACCGCACCAGAACGTACAATCACCACAAGCGGTGGGCGTGTGTCTGGTTCCATTGATTCACAACTTGAACGCTTACGCGCCGAAGCCTTGAAGACTGGAGACTTATCAAAGGTCATGGAATACAAGCGTCGTAAGAAATAAACCTAATTTTTCGGAGTTAATATAATGGCTAACGCTTTTTCAAAAGAAGAAATTGTTGCTTTTGAGGACATCCTCGAAGGCTTCAACGATGCTTTGATCCTGTCAAAGAACATCAACGTATACAACACCAATGGCGTAACGATGGAACGCGCTCGTGACACCATCTGGCGTCCACAACCTTACATCGCTCAGTCGTTCGACCGCGTTGTTGGCACATCAATCGCCAGCGACGTTTCGACAATGACTCAGCTTTCTGTTCCATCGACCCTCGGTTTCAACAAGTGCTCTGCTTGGCAGATGAACGCACTGGAACTGCGTGATGCGTTGCAGGAAGGTCGCTTGGGCGATTCGGCAAAGCAAAAGCTTGCTTCTGACATCAACCTTTCCGTTATGGATTTGGCTGCTGCTCAAGGTACGCTGGTTGTTGACGTAGCTACTGCTGCTGGCGATTATGATGACATCGCGCTTTGCGACAGCATCATGAACGAGCAGGGTGTTATGGCTGGCGATCGTTACCTCGCTTTGTCGAGCCGCGATTACAACGGCATGGCTGGCAACTTGGCAGTAGCGACTCGTTCGTTCACTGGTAACAAGTCGGCTAACGCATATGAGCGTTCGTTCGTCGGTGAAGTCGCAAGCTTCCAGACCTACAAGCTTGACTATGCAAACCGTTGCGCTGCAAACTCTGCAACTGTCACCATCAACACCACTGGCGCTCAAGCTCAGTATGTTCCACAGGCGACAACGACCAGCACTGGCGGCATCCTAAACGTTGACAACCGTTACCAGACTGTAACTGTTTCATCGTCTACTGGTGTTGTTGCTGGTGACGCGTTCACCATCGACGGCATCGAAGCAGTCCACCACATCACGAAGCGTTCGACTGGCGAACTGAAGACCTTCCGCGTAATTGACGTCCCTGCTGGCGGCACTACGTTGGTAATCAGCCCTCCAATCATCGCAGCGACTGCTCCAGCAACTGATGCTGAATTGCAGTACAAGAACGTTGAATTGGTAGCTGCTGCTTCGGCTGCTCCACTCAACTTCTTGAACGTTGCAGCTTCGAACATCAACCCATTCTGGCGCAAGGATTCGATCGAACTCCTCCCAGGTCGCTATGCTGTTCCAGATGGCGCTGGCGTTGACGTTCTTCGTGCATCGACAGATCAGGGTATCGAATTGGTCATGACCAAGAAGTTCGATCCACTGACCTTCCAGACGCTTTACACGCTGGACACACTGTATGGTGTGGTCATGACGAACCCAGAAATGGCAGGCATCCTGCTTTTCAACCAAACTTAATAAGACTGGGGAGGGCTTCGGCTCTCCCCTTTCCTTTCCTGCAGGAGAAATTCAGATGCCACTTAAAAAAGGTTACAGCCGTTCAAGCATCGGCAAAAACATTAAGATGGAAGAAAAGTCTGGACGCCCCAGAAAGCAAGCCATTGCCATTGCGCTCAATGTAGCACGCGATGCAGCAATGAAAGCAGGGAAGCCGTCAAAGGCTCCTAAGCGGAAGCCAAAGAAATGAAGATGGGCCTGTACGCAAACATCAATGCGAAGCGTAAGCGCATCAAGGCACAGAAGGCTGCTGGCAAGACACCAGAGCGCATGAAGAAGCCTGGTAGCAAGGGAGCGCCGACAAAGGCTGACTTCATCGCATCAGCAAAGACTGCAAAGCCAATGAAGGGCAAAAAGAAATGACTGACTTCCCAACCATTCTTTATCGCGTTCCTGGGCCATTTAAGAAGCCTCGTGGTGGCACATATGCTACTCGCCCCGCTGCGGATAAAGAAGCTTTCGACGCATTGATCGCTAAAGGCTGGTCTGCGTCTTATGAAGATGCCGCGATTGCGGCGCAACCACTGAAGTCAAAGGCTAAGGCTGTTGAGATTGATGAAGTCTCCGGCCCAACCCGTGAGGAACTGGAAATTAAGGCGAAAGAATTAGGGGTATCGTTTAATGCACGAACTTCTGATATAACGCTGTCAGAACGTATAACGTCAGCATTGGAAGTCTGAAATGGGATATACAAAGCGCCAATTCGTAACGTCAGCCTTTGAAGAAATAGGCTTGGCAGATTACGTCTTTGACCTTCAGCCTGAACAGCTAGAGGCTGCTTTGCGGCGCTTAGATTCCATGATTGCTGAATGGAACGCAATGGGCATCCGCCTTGGCTACGCAATGCCAAGCAGTCCACAAGATAGCGACCTTGATACAGAAACCAATGTGCCTGACAGCGCATGGGAAGCAATCATTACAAACCTAGCCATTCGTATTGCCCCAGGGTACGGCAAGGCCGTAGCTCCTGACACCAAGGTATCAGCTAAGGGCGCTTTCAATGTCTTGCTGCAACGCGCAACCTATCCGCTAGAACAGCAGTTGCCTTCAACAATGCCAATCGGTCAGGGCAACAAGCCTTGGCGTTGGGATAACCCTTACGTCAATCGCCCTTATGACCCTGTAAATGCTGGGCCTGATGGCCCTCTTGAATGGAGTTAATCAATGCCTACTATCAATCAGCTTCCGCTTATCACGCAGCTTTCAATGGGCGACAACCTCGTCCTTTATGTTCCAAATCAAGGCGACTCGCGTCGTGCCTCGATCACAACATTCACTCAGTTTATTGAGAAAAACTTTGACGCTGTTGTTTGTACTTCGGTTCAGACAATCCCTGTGCGCTTTGACCAGCTTCCTAATGCTGTTGGCAATGCTGGTGCGCGTGCGTTCATCACGAACTGCAACACGACAACTTTCAACGCTGCCGCTGCTGGTGGTGGATCGAACCAAATCCCCGTATTCAGCGACGGCATTATCTGGCGTGTTGGATAAGTTAAACTTAGTTAATGGAGAATTGAAATGAAAATGGGCAGCGGAAAAATGAGCTACGGCTCAAAGGCTATGTCAATGTCGAAGAAGGCTCCAGCTAAGGCTGGTAAGTCAATGATGATGACCAAAGCAAAGAAGAAAAAGAAGTAAGATAGCAAAGGCGCTCACATGAAAAAGGATTCTCGCCTTACTCGTGTGGGCGTTGCTGGCTATAACAAGCCAAAGCGCACACCATCGCATCCGAAGAAGTCGCACGTTGTTGTCGCCAAGGTGGGTGATAAAATCAAGACCATTCGATTTGGAGAGCAAGGCGCTAAGACCGCTGGATCGCCAAAGAAGGATGAGTCTGAAGCGATGAAGAAAAAGCGTGCAAGCTTTAAGGCTCGTCACGCAAAGAACATAGCCAAGGGCAAGATGTCTGCGGCATATTGGGCTGACAAGACTAAGTGGTGACAGATAGCGCAATTTACGCTAAGGAAATTAAAGGAGTTTATTTATGGCTGATATTGAAACCTTTGCCCCAGCTTATGGCCGTGGCTTTTCTGTTACCCCAGGCTCAACGACTGCAAGCACTGAAATTGGCGTTAACACGCTTACGCTTTGCATCACCAGCCGTAACTCGGTTGAATGCTTTGTCCGCGTCGGCACTGGCACGGTTGCAGCAACTACCGCTGACTATCTGGTTCCGCCTAATGGTCAGGTAACAATCTCGAAGAACCGCGACTATGATAAGATTGCGTACATTGCCCCTGCTGGCGGTGGTTCGCTTCACATCATTCCAGGCGAGGGCTTCTAATGTTCCTGCTGACGCGCTTGCGCTCACGCCTCCGTTATTTCAATACAGGCGGTGGCCCAGTGCTGGGTGCGTTGCTTCAGGAAAACGGCGACTTTCTATTACTTGAGGATGGCGGCTACATCCTCCTCTAACTTTGTCGGATAAAACATGGTTCAAATTCCGATAGTCAATGGAATCTACACGGACAATGGGCCGGACTTTCGTACGTCCTATCCTGTCAATATGATTCCAGTGCCAAAGAGTAATGGTATTAGCGAAGGCTTCTTGCGTCCTGCTGATGGCTTGGTGGCTAACGGCACTGGCCCTGGCGTCGATCGTGGCGGCATTAACTGGAATGGTGTTTGCTATCGCGTGATGGGTTCTAAGCTTGTCACAGTGTCCATCACAGGTGCAGTAACGATTCTGGGCGACGTTGGGAACAACGGTCAACTAGTGACGATGGACTACAGCTTTGATCGCTTGGCTATCGCATCTAACGAAGACCTTTTTTACTGGTCGCCTAGCCTTGGCCTTGTGCAAGTAACCGACCCTGACCTTGGCATCGTTCTGGATGTGGTTTGGGTAGATGGCTACTTCATGACCACTGATGGTGAGTTTCTTATTGTCACGGAACTAAGTGACCCAACGCAGGTTAATCCCCTGAAGTATGGTTCGTCTGAAATTGACCCTGATCCCGTTGTCGCACTGCTCAAGCTACGCAATGAGATATACGCGCTGAACCGGAACACCATCGAAGTCTATGATAACGTAGGCGGCGACCTGTTCCCGTTCCAGCGCATTGATGGCGCTCAGATTGAAAAGGGTGTTGTCGGCACTCATGCTTGCTGCGTCTATCTAGAGAGTATCGCTTTCCTTGGTAGCGGATTCAATGAAGCCCCAGGCATTTATCTTGGCGGCAATGCCAAAACAAATAAGATCAGCACGCAAGAGATAGACCAAATCCTGCTTGAGTTCACTGAAGCACAACTGTCTACGGTCAAGCTAGAGGCGCGTAACGATAAGGCGCACGAGCATCTATATATTCACTTGCCCGATCGCACGCTTGTATTTGACGCTGCTGCAACGCAGGACTTGGGCCGGCCAGTTTGGTTTACTCTGACAAGCAGCTTGGTGGATTTCTCAAAGTATCGCGCACAGAACCTTGTGTATTGCTATGACAAGTGGCTGGTAGGCGACCCAACAAATACATCTGTAGGCTATATGGTCAGCAACATCTCGACCCATTACGGGCAAAAGGTACGCTGGGAGTTTGGCACAACGATTGTTTACAACGAAGGTCGTGGCGCAATCATTCAGAATCTTGAGTTGGTTGGCCTGACTGGTGCTGCTGCGTATGGTATCGACCCGACAATTAACACCAGCTATTCGACTGATGGCGAAACGTGGAGTCAGCAAAAGTTTATCAAGGCTGGCAAGACAGGACAGCGTGCAAAGCGTTTGGTTTGGTTCCAGCAGGGTTGGATGCGTAACTGGCGCATACAGCGATTCCAAGGAACGTCAGACGCGCATATGTCGTTTGCTAGACTAGAGGCGGCGATTGAGCCGTTAGCTTACTAATGGCAACGCGGACAAGGCTTAACTTAACACGCGATCAGCTTGCGTCCTTTTTGCAGGATCATGAGCAGATAAAGCAGTTCGAAAGGCTGTTTGCGACTGTTGATTCAAGCACGAACGACATTATCCCAGGCGTTGAGTTTGCTGCTGGCAATTCAGGTCAGGCGGCTAATGATGCTCTTGCTCAAATCGTCGCGCTTGCTGAACTTGTTGCGCTGATCAACACGGCATCGGATGCCAACTCTGGCGTTGCCTCACTCGATGCAAAGGTTGACAATCTAGCGCAGGGATTTGCTGTGCAACCCCGCGCCGAACTAGGCACGATGGCCCCGCTTCAGCAGGACAATATTCCTTGGCTTCAGTTCAACACGCAGCCTAGCGGATTCCCAACTGGCCCTGCTGCAAATGGCACAGTCTATTGGGATGATGCTGACGCTATCAAGACGCTCAACATTGTCATGGAAGATAGCGGCGCAGTCATCCAGCACGTTGGCGAAGAAACATATTACCGTGTCAAGGCTTCAGCCGCTATCACTGAAGGCCAAGTCGTAATGTTTACTGGCACTGTCGGGGCATCTGGCGGACTGCGTGCCGCTCCCGCTACTGGCTTAACGTCCACCCAAAGCGAATACATCATGGGTGTAGCTACACAAAACATAGCCAACAACGGCTGGGGATATGTCACTTGGTTCGGTGAAGTCAAAGGCGTCAACACAACAGGCGGCGTTGAAGCTTGGGTTGACGGGCAGATACTATATTACAACCCAGCCGTTGCTGGCGGCTTGACCAAGAATGTGCCTACAGCGCCAAATCCTAAAGTGATTGTCGCGTCTGTTGTTAATGCGGCAACCAACGGCATCTTGTTTGTGCGCCCTACATTCGGCTCCGCTCTTGGCGCTACTGACAGCAACGTTGAGATTACTGGGTTAGCGAATGGCGACTTGCTTCAATATGACAGCACTCAGTTGCGTTGGGAAAACGTTCCTGCGTCTTCTGTTATTGCTGGCGGTGGCGGAATCCCTGTAACCAAGACAGCCGACTTCACGGTAGGCCTTGGCGAGACATGGATTATCAATAACAAGTCTGGATCGACTTGCACTGTGACACTTCCGTCCGCTGCGATATTTCCTGGGCGTTATCTTACCTTCCAGAACAACCAAGATCAGAACCTTGTTTCGGCTTCAAGTAACGTAATTCCGCAAGGTGGCGGCTCAGCAGGAACAGCGATTTTGACTAATGTTTCTGGTAATTGGGCAACACTAGTGTCAAACGGCACAAATTGGGTTATTATGCAAGCTGCTTCGTTCAACACTTTGCTGTATTAAGGAATAAGATATGGCCGTATCTATTAGTAATATCATCCCTGCTAAGACAGCAGAGAACACGCAAACAACGCAATATACGTCGAGCGGCGTGCAGACGATCATCGATAAATTCACAGCGACTAACTACAGCGTTAGTGCCGCGACAATCAGCGTAAACCTTGTGGCTGCTTCTGGAAGCGCAGGAAATGACAACTTGATTGTCAAGACCAAAACGCTCCAGCCATCGGAAACTTATACGTTCCCTGAATTGGTTGGACACGTTCTCCCGCCAGCGGGTTTCATCTCAACGATTGCTGGCACAGCTTCAGCCATCAACATTCGTGCATCTGGGAGGCTCGTGAGCTAATGAAAAAGCCAGCATTTATTATCGAAGGTTTCGGTGGGCTTCGTGAAAGCGAATCATTTATCACGACTGCTGAGAACAAGAAAAACACCAAGATGGTCATTGATGACTGGATGCTTGGCCCTGAGAATCCCAGCAATGAGCGTGGCGCTAACCCTGAATACTGGTCAGCACTAGCTAATGCGTGGCAAGTAGACGAAGAAGAAGCTCGTCGCCGCCGCTGCTCCAACTGCGAATATTACGACAACAGCACCTTGACACAAGCCAAGATGGACAAGATACCTTGGAACGATTGGGATGTTGACGCTGGATTCCGTGGCTATTGTCACAAATTCAGTTTTATTTGTCATGATCTTCGTGCTTGTCAAGCGTGGGAAGAACGAGAGTTTGAATTTGAAGATTGATTGTGTTATGGTTTGGCTACAGAGCGTTTAAGAGCAGCCTGTAGCTCAATAGCAGAGAGCTTAATATGCTTAAAAGCGGAACGCCTGAATACTGGTTGCGTCGGAACTTTGTGGAAGCATTAGCTTTGCCCGAAGATGCCGTTGAGTGGCTAATTGACCTATGGCAAGTTGTTCAGCTTTTTGATGACATTGTTGATGGCGACAAGATAGACCGCGACGATGCTGACATGGCAATTTGGGCTGCTTTGGTAGGATTGCCGTCAAATCCATTCTATCAAGTTAACGCTTTAGTATTGCTTCCCCTTGTCAGCACTGCGATTCTAAAGTGGAAGGCGTCTGACACTGTTGAGCTATCTGGGAATGCGTGCGCTACCAGTTTTGTTTGGCGTGCTGGATATTATGATATTGTTCTTGCTACAGTGCAGTTGGTTCACGGCACACAGGCAGCAATGGAAATAGGTCACGTTGTGCTAAAGCTTTATGGCGAAAGCCTTGAGGAATATATGAAGGAAATGTCTGATGCCTGATCCGGTCACTGGTATTGCTGCTGCAACTAGCATTGGCGGCTCTTTAATAAAGGGCAGCGCCGCTAAAAAAGCATCCAACATTGAGGCTGCTTCACTGCAAGCTGGCGTTGATGAAACCCGTGCGGCACGCGAAGAACTGCGGACGTTGCTGCAGCCATACACTGAGGCTGGTGGCCCTGCTCTGCAAGCGCAAATGGCGGCATTAGGTCTTGCTGGCCCTGAAGCGCAACAAGCATATGTAACTCAGCAAGAGCAGAATCCTTTATTCCAATCATTGTTGCGTCAAGGTGAAGAAGCTGTGTTGCAGAACGCTTCGGCAACTGGTGGACTTCGTGGCGGCAACGTGCAAGGCGCACTAGCCCAGTTCCGTCCTCAATTGTTGAACCAGTTCCTTGAGCAGCAATATGGTCGCTTGGGTGGTATGACACAGCTTGGTCAACGATCTGCGGCTGGCGTTGGTGCTGCTGGGATGGATGCGGCTGGCGACATTGCAACCCTTCTTGGTGAGCGAGGCCAAGCACAAGCTGGCGGCGCTTTGGCACGGGGCAAAATGTTCAGTGACATACTTGGTGAAGTTGGCGGCATAGGCAAGGGATTATTTTAATGGCTAGAGATTACTCTATTGCCTCCGATCCAAGGCAGATATTTTTGCAGTCTGTTGCGTTGCAACGGGCAGAGCAAGATCGTCGGGTAAAGCTTGAAAGACAGCAAAGCTTGAAGACGGACTTAGCTGCGCTTATGGAAAAGCCAGACACGCAATCTTTTGCTAGCTTCTATCTGAAGTACCCAGAAGCGAAAGAGCAAGTCGAAGGCTATCGCAAGACGATGGGCGAAGGCGATCAAAAAGCCATTCTTGAAGCATCGCAAACTGCCTTTATTCTCAATCGAGAAAATAGGCCGGAAGATGTAGTTAAGCTATTTGATGAGCGCATTGAGGCGTTAAAGAACTCAAAGCGTCCAGACCTAGCTCAGACATTTGAACGCGCTAAGGCAACATACAACACCACCACAGACCCCAAAGCGCGGGAAGCTGTGCTATCGACCATCATATACAATTATGGTGGCGGTGAGGCGCATGAGAAGATTTTTGGCACAGACGTTAAACTAGACACTTCGATTATTAAAAACTTAATCGCAGAAGGTTTAGAGCCTGGAAGCCCTGAGTTTAAAGAAGCTTTGAAGCGCGATCGTGAAAAGATTTCTGTGAACCTTCCTAATGGTGGCTTCTTTAGCGGTACGCCTGACGAGCTTCAGGCAATCTTGGGCGGAAGGCCCATGCCAACGAATGTGCAAAAAGGGCCATTGCCCAAGCCAAAAACTAAAGCAGACTTTGATAGACTGCCTGTTGGCGCATCATATGAAGCACCAGATGGCTCCATCAGAACAAAGCCAGGAGGTCAGACGGCTACTCCGTCTGGTAACTTTCAAGGGAAGTAATATAGACCCAGTGAAGGACTTGGGCGCTTTAGGATTTACTCCAACAAGCGGCTTTAGAACGAAAAGGCATCAGGCATCATTAAAGGCGCAAGGGCTTACAAAGACAAGTGTCGGCTCCCACCCTGCTGGTGACTCAATAGATTTTATACCGCCTGGTAACATGACAACGGCTGAGGCAATAAGATTGGTGAAGCAAAAGTACCCTGGCGCTCGTGTTGCACCTAGCAACAAAGGCGCAATTCATATAACATATCCTGGCTGGGGAAATGCTCCAGACATTAGTGGATCACGGCGACGTTTTGGAGATTAATTGATGGCTGCTCAAGAAAATTGGTGGGATAGCTCTCCTGTTGTTGCAAAGCCTAATCAGGTACAGCAAGTGCCTGGTGGCCTCTATGTGCCTCCCGCTCCTGAGAAACCAGAAAAGCCTAGAGAAGCCCCTAGTGGCTATCGGTATAATGCTGAAGGCACTCTAGAGTTTATTCCTGGTGGCCCCGCTGATCCAAATGTTAAGCAGGATGGAAAGCCTACAGAGGCGCAAAGCAAGGTTCTAACTTTACTAAGCCGAATTGCTGGTGGCGCAAATGACATTAAAAATGTCATCGCCACAGAACCAGAAGCACAGCAAGCAGGACTCCTAGAGACACTATCACGCAATGTTCTTGGTGAAGGCGTTGTTACCCGCAGTCTTGCAGGCCCAGAACGACGCACAGTTACCGACGCACAAGTTGATATTCTTGATGGCCTCCTAACGCTTGGCACTGGCGCAGCTTACAATCGTGAGCAGCTTATTGGTCAGACTCTTTCGTATTTCCCGCAGTATGGCGATACACCTCAGGAAATCGAAGTCAAAAATCAACGCTTAAATCGAGCGATTGAGGCAGCGCGTCTTCAAGCTGGGCCTTTGGCTACGGAATTTGACAACGTTATTAAGCCACTGTTTCAACAAGCGGCTGCTGCTGCACCTGTAGCTGGGCCAAGAGGCGTTCCAGCATTAGAAGTAGCTCAAGGCGATCGCATAGCTACAGACCGTGACATTGAGATTGCCAGCCTTCTTCAAGGCGCATGGCAAAGCGGCAAGTCTATTGAGGAAGTTAATGCCTTAGCCATTCAGCTAGGCACTGAGCCTTTGCCGCCTGAAACCATTGAAGCCCTGCGAAGCGATCCTAACCGTCAAATCAGGTGGACTCCAAATCGCTCAGGTATTCGTGAAGGCGCTGGCCCAGGTATGGGTTCAGCATTGGCGGCTGGTTCAATTCGTGGCCTTACCGGAAACCTTGCTGAAGAAGCATTAGCATTGGTCGATCCTGCTGCGGCTGCGCGGCTTCAAGCGGCTGGTGAATTCGCTCAACAAGAATTCCCAATCACCACAATGGCTGGTGAAGTTATTGGTGGCGCACTGTCGCCGCTTTCGCGTGTAGGCCCTGGTGGAACTATTGCAGGCGAAGCGGTGCGTGGCGGTATCTACGGTGGTCTCTATGGCGCTGGTGAAGCTGCTCCAGATGCAGGCATCTTGGAACGCGCATTGCCAACCGTTGTCGGTCTTACCACTGGCGCAGGAACAGGTGCATTAGCGCAGCGTTTCTTGGGCGGTGGTGGAACTGCGGCTGGTGAAGTGCCCGTTGCTGGTATAACCCCAGAAGTTCCCGCTGCTGGCATGGCTGCGCCTGTTGAAGCTGCTGCTCCACCAGTTGCTGCTGTTGCGCCAGAAGAAGCTGCGGCTGAACTTGGCACTCTGATTAACAAAGCATCTGGAACAGGCGGCGCAGCAAAGAACGCTCAAATCAAGATAGCTGAACAAGCGCAAATCAACCCAGAAGCAAAAGCAGCGGCAGAGCGTCTTGGCATTGATGTTCCTGCTGACGTTTTCTCTGACAATCCACAAGTGCGTGCAGCCGTTGGATTGACGCGCTCTCTTGCTGGCAGTGAAGCAGAGGCAGGATTCAGAACGGCTGTTTCTAACGCTGTCGATCAAGCCGATAACATCATGCGTGAATTTGACGCACAGTTCGTTGAAGGCGCGATTGCTCCAGGCGTTGTGTCTCAGCGCGTGAAGGATAGCTTAACAACCACCCGCAAGGAATTAAATGACCAAGCTGGTGAGATTTACAAGCGCGTTGATGCTGCTGTTCCAAAGCAAACGCCTGTGCAGCTAGATAACTTGTTCACCACCCTGACAGACATTGCTGGCGAAGTTGGTCAAGAAGGCATGACTGCGCCAGAAAAGAAACTGCTGGCATTGTTCCAGACGGGCGAAGCTGGCGGCGGCGACATTACCTATGGTCGATTGATCCGTGAAAAGAATCTAATCGGTAAGGCATTGAAGCGCCAAGAATCACCATATGGTTCAATGGACGAAGCAACGCTGAAAAGGCTGTATGCTGCCTTGGCATCTGACCAGTTAGACAACGTAAGCCGTGTTGCTGGCGAAGAAGTGCGTCGGGAACTGCGTGGCGCTAACCTTATCTACGCAAAAGAGCGTGCATTGGGTGACCGTATTGTCAATGCTTTCGGCACAGACCTTGAAGGCGGTATCGCCAACAAGATGCGATCGGCTATCACTAGCGGA